AATGAAGACGGCCTATACCCAAGATGGAATGGTCGCAACCTATTTAACGAACGTCAATCTATGGACGCTTCAACCTGGGCTTTGATTTACCAACAACAAGATATTTCAGATGATGCCATATTTGATCCAATATGTGTTAGAGGATCTATTGATGGTATGAGAAAGGCTGGTCCTCTTAATGCAGGTTATCCGGGGCATCCTAAAGACCTTAACGGATTCACTTTCATTTGTGGCCTTGATCCTGCTATGGTTGGTGACACTGCTGTTGTTTGTTATGCTATTGATCGCATCAGCCACAAGCGTTATATTGTGGACGCTCATAAGATTACTCGACCTACTCCGGCACAAATTAGGCAACTTATTTTTGACTGGACCGATATTTACAAACCTAGTGAATGGATCGTCGAGAAGAACGCCTTCCAAGCTTTCTTAACCCAAGACGAAGGTATCAAGATGCACTTAGCATCAAGAGGTGTAGTTTTAAAAGAACACCATACCGGTGCTAATAAATGGGATTCAGGTTTCGGTGTGGCATCTATGTCCACCCTATTTGGTACAAAGCAATTAGCCGATGGCAAGCACCATCGAGATAACTTAATACATTTACCTAGTGATCAAACCGAGAACGTCAAAGCTTTAATCGAGCAGTTGATAACTTGGTCTCCGACTACTAAGGGTAAGACCGATATGGTAATGGCTCTTTGGTTCTGCGAGATCAGAGCAAGAGAGATGCTTAATTACGGACAGTATGCAAAGCATCATATGAGAAATCCATTCCTATCAAGTTATGAAAAGAGCAAACGAGTAGTAGTCAACATCGATGAACTACTTGCGGAGAAGGACACACAGTTCATCTAAGGAGAAAACAATGGGACAAACAAGTTGGGTCACTAACGCCGAAGGCGAAGAGGTCTACGTAGATAAAGGCGCTATCACAATGCCTACACCATCTATGGTTGCTAATACAAAGTATATGGCAGCTAAAGCAGAAGCATCTGCTAAAGACAAAGTTGAATGGCCTACCAACGTTGCAGGTCAAACCGATCAGGGTATGTAAGGAATTTAATTGTTAAATATAAGAGAGATCACTGCTAAGGTATCTCGTCTACAAACTAAGTACGCTCAACGCGATGGACGTATGCGTGATGTACTATCAGTTCGTCAAGGCGATATATCTAAAGTTTATCCGTCGATGTTTTCAGAGGAATATCCAAAGCCTCTCATCGCTAACCTTATTGACGTTTCCGCTCGTGATCTAGCGGAGGCAATGGCACCTCTACCAACATTTAGTTGCTCTGCTTCTAATATGGTTTCAGATGCCGCTCGTAAAGCAGCAGACACCCGTGCTCGTATTGCAAATTATTATATAGACCGTTCCGAACTACAAGTTCAGATGTATACCGGTGCTGATTGGTATAACACCTACGGAATGATGATTGGTATGATTGATCTTGATTATGAGAACAATGATCCAACAATTAAACTTATCAACCCATTTGGCTCATACCCAGAGATTGACCGCTTTGGTCGTTGTTTATCTTTAACACAGATCGTTGGTATGGATGCACAGACTTTGGCATCACTATATCCAGAGTATGCAGATCAGATTTTAAATAAGAATTTATTTACACCAGGCTCTCCATATCTTTCTTTAGTTCGTTACCACGATAAAGATCAAGATACTATTTATGTACCAGAGCGTAAAGATTTAGTTCTAGCCCGTACACCTAATCCAATCGGAAAGTGTATGGCTCGTGTTGCCTTCCGTCCATCTATTGATGGTGAGGCTCGTGGACAGTTCGATGATGTACTAGCAGTTCAGTTAGCACGTGCTCGTTTTGCAGTACTACAGATTCAAGCTGCTGAAAAATCTATCCAAGCACCTATTGCTATTCCACAAGATGTACAAGAACTTGCTTTGGGACCAGATGCGATTATGCGGTCATCTAATCCACAATCTATCCGTCGAGTTCCATTAGAACTTCCTGCTGGTGTATTCCAAGAGTCAGGTGTATTAGAGCGTGAACTTCGTATGGGTGCTCGTTATCCTGAATCTCGCTCTGGTCAATTAGACGCATCCGTTGTAACAGGTCGCGGTGTTCAAGCATTACAGGCTGGATTTGATACACAGATCAAAGCAGCACAAGCACAGTTCGCTAGAGTATTTACTGAGTTAATTGGTCTCTGCTTTGAAGTAGATGAGAAACTATTTGGTAGCAAAGTAAAAGAGATTCGCGGAATTGATGACGGTACTCCGTTCACAATGAAGTATGTTCCAGCCCGTGCTATCAACGGTGATTACACTGTAGATGTCCGCTACGGAATTATGTCAGGACTAGATCCTAACCGTGCAGTTATTGCATTACTACAGATGCGTAGCGATAAACTTGTATCTCGTGATTATGTAAGACGAGAGATTCCAGTTGAGATTAACGTTACTCAAGAAGAGCAAAAAGTTGATATCGAAGAAATGCGTGATGCACTAAGAGTTGCTGTAGCACAATATGCTCAAGCAATTCCAGCACTTGCAGCACAAGGACAAGATCCTTCACAAATCATTAACCGCATTGCCGAAGTAATTCAAGGACGGCAAAAAGGTATGCAGATTGAAAACATTGTGGAAAAAGCCTTTGCGCTTGAACCACAACCGCAGGCAACCCCGTTGCCTCAGATGCCAGCAGCAGGTATGGCCCCCGTCCCTGCCTCGCAGCCTACTCCAGTACAAACTGGCGGTGCGGCCCCTGCTCCTGGCCAACAACCACAAGGTAAACCTGACATTGCATCATTGCTCGCCTCAATCGGCGGCGCGGCATAAAGTAAAGGGGGTGAACAATGAACAAAGGATCAAGAGCATCAGCTCCTATGTCAAAGCCAGTTGAGGGCAAGAAGGATACTTCTAAGCCAGCAGGCGGAAAGACATATTTTGGCTACACAGCAGCAGCTCGCAAAGGAAACAAAGTAAAAAAGGGTTAATTATTAGATCGGAGTACTGGCGTGGATGACAGAGATAAAGTCCCACGCCCAGTACACCATTCAGATTTCTTGGTAGTTATTACAGGTTTTTTACACAACCTTGCACAAAGTTTTTCAACATTTACAGAAGAATTATTAGAATTATCAATTTATAACGCAAACAGAGAAAGCAAAGTCAAGAAGGTTTGGGAAGATTTTGCTAACGACTTAGAGAAGATTCAGGAGGACCAAGATGGCGCTTGAAGACGCAGTTAACCCAATTAAGGGAGCATCAGGTCCAGGCAAATACGCAAAGCGTTTAGATCGTATGCCAGCTAATTTTTATGGTGATCAAAAGCAAATGGGTGAAATAGCATCAGGTGCACCTATTGCTAAGACTCCAGATGTACGTCCAGCACCAACATCAGAAGTAACTAGCGCAGCAAGTCAAGCACCAATAACTCCATTATTTGCACCAACTCAACGCCCACAAGAACCAATTACTCACGGTATTTCTGTAGGGCCAGGTGCAGGACCAGAAGCACTTATGATGCAACAAGGAGTTGCTTCTACTAAACTATCAACAACTTTAGCAAAACTATTACCTTATGATACTACAGGCGAGATAGGCGTTCTTTACCAACAAGCTGCATCTAGAGGTTTGTAGTGGCTAGTATAAATATTAAAGCTGCTGCTGCACAAGCAGGACTTACTCCTGCTGAACAAGCACAAATGGATGGCTTAGGTAAACTGGTAGATTCACACCGTAACCTATTAGCAATGCCTGTAGAGTATGCACAACAAACTTTTGCTTCATTACCACAAGATCAACAAAATGCTCACGTTGCTATGTTTGGTGGAGAAGATCCTAAATTAGCAGCAAAGCGTGGTTGGTTAGGTAATGCTTTTCATTACTTAGGTCAAGGCACTAAAGAAGTAATTGCTGCCCCTTTTAAAGCATTAAACGAAGTATCAGATTTTATGACCCGTGTTTATCGAACCGGTGCTATCGCTGTAGACCAAGGTGTTGATATTGGTAAAGCATTTGAAATAGCAAACGATAAAGGCGATAACGTATTCAGTCCAGGTCGTATTGCTGACGCTAAAAGAAAATTTGGTAACAATTATATTTCAGTTGCAACTAAAGTAGCACAAGGTCAACGCCTTGCTGATATTGCAATTAACGGAACTGACGAAGAAAAAAAGATTGCAGCAGATGCTGCACAAAATAAAGATCCTTTATTCCAAGATGCTTTAGATGCTGTTCAAGCAGCAAAATATTCTCCAGGACGTTTTGTAGCTAACTTATTATTACCAGGATCTTTAGAAGGTTCAGGTTTTTTATACAAAGGTATTTCTGGAACAGTAGATGCGGCATACCGCATATTTGCAGATCCAACCCTTGCATTAGGTAAAGCCAAAAAAGCATATGATGCTGGTGATTGGTTACTTTATAACGTTATAGGCAAGGAACAACAAACTTATGGTCGCTCTTTACTTGGCGCTATAAATAATGAAGCACAAGTAGATCGTGTATTTTCTAATCCTAAAGTTTCAAATTTCTTTAATGTATATGGAACTGAACTAGATAATCTATCTAAAGCCCGTAAAGCAGGCGATCTTGCTGCAATGGAAAAGTCATCAACTCAGTTAAGACGTTTAGCTCCTGAGTTTGGTCCTTCAGCAGTAGATGAATTTATTAAAGCTGGTGTTAAGGACGCTCCTACTGCAAGTAATTATTTAAAAAATGTTCAAGATACAACTTTTATTCTTAAAGGCCAAGCTGCTCGTAAAACTCCTTTAATTCCTCAATTAGATTTTGCTCGTAAAACTAGAGTTGTAGCATTAACTACCGGTAATAAAATTCTTAATATTGATAAAATTGGTCAAACCTTAGTTCGTAATCTTTACGGTATAGGTGCAACCCCTGAAACAATTATTACCAATTTAGGTAAAAACGCTGAAGCAATAGGTCAAGCAGAAAAAGCAGTTGGTAAAATTAAACAAGACGGTGCTATCCGTTTAGGATTAAATCAAATTCAAGGCAAGATAGATCGTTTTGCTCAAAAGTTTGCTACCACTCCTTATTTTGCAAATAACTTTTTTGATGTCAATAGCCCTGATGCTGCTACTCAAGTATATAGATTAGCTCGTTTAGGCAATACTAGATATCATTCTAAAATTATTTCAGAGGCTTTTGCCGCTGGTGATGAAGGACAGAAGCGTCAAATATTTCAAGGTATTTGGGGAACACTTGCTGAAGTTCGTGGATGGAACAAATCCGATTCAGGTTTAGTTCAACTTGAACAACAGTTTGCTAGAAAACAACGCTATGCTCCAACTATACTTAAAAAAGAAATTGATTCTTTAACTGGTAAAGAAAAAACAGTTTCTTATAACCCAGCAGAATTTGATGGACAAGAATTAGCGGTATTAGACTGGCAATTATCATCTGGTATTTCAGTTCCTTCAGTTATGGATTTAGATAGTTATGCTGCTAAAGGCGCATTACTTACTAGAATGTTTGGTCCTAATTATAAAAAATGGGCTGATAAAATAACATCTGCTTGGGTGTTTGGTACCCTTGCTGGTCCTCGTTTCGTTATTCGTAATGCAGCAGAAGATCTAGGTGTTCACGTTGCTATTGGTGATTCTCCTTGGGGAATTGTTAAAGGCAAGTTTCTTTCTACAAGATTAAATGTAGCAAAGAAAGATGGTAACTTAGGTTTTATAAATAAGTTTATTCATAGAGATGATATTGCTAAATATCAAGAAGAAGTTGCCAAAGCAATTGATAAAGGCGATGTTAATGCTGTTCGTGCTATTCAAGCCAGAGCAGTTATTGAAGATGGTATAGGTCAAAAACTAGATAAACGCGGTGCTGAAATAATAGCTGAGCACACACTACTTGGCGATATTGATGCTTTATCAGAAGCAGTATCTGAAGGTGGAAAAAATTCCCTTCGTGGTGCTAGTCAATATTTAAACGTTACAGATGACGTATCTAAGTATGGAAAAGTAGAAGCATTTGAAGTAGACGGTATTAAATATAAACAACAAACCGGTACCTCATTTGACAATTTTAATCCAGTATTAAGTCAAGAAAATAGAGTATCTTGGTTAATGTCTATTGCCGTTAACGCTAATTCTGATCTTGGCGCTTTGGCTATTAAAAATTTAGACCCTAAAATTGCTCGTGTAGATGCTATTAACAATATTCGCAAGTATCTAGATAATCTTCCAGAAAAAGATCTCGCTCGTTTTCAATTATATACTAAAAATGGTGTAACTACACAACGTCACGCTGAAGCAATTTACGATTCAGTAAAACCATATTTTAGTAAACGTAACGGTGATATCAATACCGATTTACTAAGTAAAGTTCGCAAGGTGGACAAAGACGGAAACGTAATTGTTAACTCTGAAGGAATTAACTTAACTCATATTCCTGGTAAAGGTCAATTTGATCTTGCCCCTGAATTTATTTCAGGTCCAACTCTTATACCTGTATTAGATAATAATAATTTTGCTACTGGTATTATGGAAAAAGGTTGGGATATTATGGGTGCAGCAAACTCCCGTATGTCTAGAATACCTCTAGTACAAGACGCTGTAATTAACGTTCGTAAAACTATGGATAAAACAGGGTTTGAAAAAGCCTTTATGGAAAAAGCAACTGCTGGTAAAACTGGCGAAGCTTTAATAAAAGCAGAGACTAACGCTAAAAAACAAATTATTGCCATAGCCGAAGATATTGCAAAGAACCGAGTATTGTCTTATGTAGATAATCCTCAAGTTCGCAGTCAACTTTCTATGTCTATTCGCAATTTTGCACGATTCTATCGTGCTACTGAAGATTTTTATCGTCGCGTAGGTCGTACCGTTAGGTACAATCCAGAAGCATTGACTCGTGCATCACTTACTTATGAAGGCATTACCCATTCTGGTTTTGTACAAACAGATGATAACGGAGATCAATACTTTTTCTATCCAGGATTAGCACCTGTTTACTCTGTAATGTCTAGAGTTACTAATATATTTGGTTGGAAAGATGCGTTTAAAGTTCCAGCACCTTTAGAATTTGGTGCTAAACTAAAGATGATTACACCATCTTTAAACCCTGATTCATTATTTCCTACATTTGCTGGTCCTTTAGCGGCAGTACCATTAAGTTTTGTTGGTGCAGCTATACCTCAAATTAAAGATCTTGAGGGTTATCTATTAGGATCATACGGAGTAGATCAACCTTTAGTTTCTGCAGTATTTCCATCACATATAAACCGGTTACTACAGACTTTAAATAGAGATGAACGTAATTCTCAATATGCTTCCGCTTATCGCAAGGCAGCAACCTATCTTGAGGCTACAGGTCACGGGCTAAAACCTAAAATTGACCCAGCAACTGGATTAGAAGTTCCACCAACTGAAGGTGAAATTGCTAACTATCAAGATAAATTGCAATCCTCTACATTAACTGTATTGTTATTACGATTTGCTTTTGGTTTTGTTGCACCTGCTTCTCCTCAAATAACCTTAAAGTCAGATATGGCTAAATGGGTAAGAGACAATGGTGCTACCAACTATAAACAAGTCTTTAATCAAATGTTATCTGCTAATAATTTTGATATCGATAAGACAACAAAAGAATGGGTAAAGAATTATCCAGATCAAATGCCTTATATGATTTCAGAATCTGATAAAACTACAGTAGCCAAGATTGCTCCGGTAGAAAGTGCTGCTAACTGGATAAATCAGAATCCTGAACTTATGAAAAAATATCCTCAAGGTGCTTCATTCTTGATTCCACAATCCGGTAATTTTGATTTCAACGCATATAAATTACTTCAAAAGTCAGGTCTTAAAGTTAACAAAACTCTTACAGATTTCTTATCAGAAGTACAAACAGCTAAAGATAAGCAAGAGTATTTTGCTAAAAAAGATGAACTTGATGCTAATTTAAAAACTGCATTTTCTGATTCATATCGTCGTATGCTTAAAGACCAATGGGATACTTGGTCCACACAATTTAAAGGCGTAAGACCTATGTTACAAGTAGAACTAGGCAAGGGTGCAGCAAGTAAAGTTGAAAAGTTAAGGGCTTACCAAGACCTACGTTCAATGCTTGATGATCCTAAATTTAAAGATGTACAACCTAATACTAGAGCCGTATTAAATTCTATGGTTCAAGAGTATGAAAATTATGTATCTATAAGGGACTCAGCCTTTGGCTCAAATGCTAATTCTCAGGACTATAAAGATATGTTAAAAGTTAATGTTATTTCTAGATTAAAAGAATTAGCGTCAACAAATGCTAGTGCTAAATCTGCATACGATGTTCTATTTTCATCATTGGTAAGGGAGTAAAATGGGTATTATTAAAAATCCTAGCAAAGAAGAATTACGCCTTACGGCTGAAAAAAATAATGCTCAAGGAAAATACAAGCAAGCTGTAGAAGCAGCACAGTACACCATAAATGGTAAGCCACTAGAAGGTGCCGCAAAAGAAGCAGCCTTGCAAAAAGTTAGAGATGCTTATGATGCTTCTAAAGCCGCTCAAGCTGCTCTTAAACAATACAAAGATTTACAAGAACAACAAAAACAATCTAAGCCAGAAAATACTATTAAATCAGAACTTGAAGCAGCCAAAAAAGGTGAGGTATATACACCACCAGTTAGTACCACCGGCACAACGGGTACAACTACTACAGCTGGTAGTGCTCCTAAAACAAGAGATATATCAAAGGAAATTGCTGCTGCTCCTAAATGGTTATACGGTAAATCCGATCCTGAGAAAAAAGCAATTGCTGATCAATTAACTAGTGCTGGATATGCAGTTCCTAATTACAAAGATATTGAAAATCTTGTAGGTCAATACCAAAAAGCATTATCTGATAACCAAATGCGTAATACCAATTTTGGTATCAGTCAAACAATTGATGAGTTTATTGCCGCTAAAAAATTAGAAGGTGTTACCAGTGGCGGACCATCAGTAACCCTTACTACCAGTATATCTGCTCCTACTGAAGCCGCTGCTACAATCAATAATGTTTTTAAGCAACAACTTGGAAGAGATGCAACTGCTTCAGAAATTGATGTCTACACAAAGAAACTTAATGCTGCTGAAAGAAAAGCCGCAACTAAAGCAGTATCTACTAAATCAGGTAATGTTACTTCAACTCAATATTCAGGTGGTTTAGATAAAGATCAATTCTTAGTTTCAGAAATTCAAAAACTTCCAGAATTTTCTACTAAGAAAGCACAAAAAGCATCTTTAACTACACAGTCTATATCTGATACAATTTTAGCAAATGGATTAGGCAAGACAATATCTCAAGCTCAAATTGATGACTGGTCTAAACAAATACAAAATGGCACAAACCTTGATGTTATTAAAAATCAAATTAGAAGTATTGCTGCTAACGGTATGCCTGATCACGTTAAGCAATTACTCAATACTGGTGTAGATCTTGATTCAGTTTACGCTCCATATAAAACTACTATGGCCGCAGTTTTAGAATTACCTTCTACCAGTATTGATCTTAATGATCCAGTTCTTAGAGGTGCTATTGGCCCTGATAAAGAAATGTCTATATATGATTTTCAACGGGCATTACGTAAAGATCCTCGTTGGCAATACACCAATAATGCTAGAGATGAAGTATCAAGTTCGGTAATGCAAGTTCTCAAAGACTTCGGATTCCAGGGGTAAGTAATGGCCAGTTCAACAACATCAGGTGGTTACAGCGGTATTCCTAGTACTACCACAAAAACTGTAGGCGGTTATAGCGGTATTCCATCTACTACTACAGTTAGTACTTCTACTCCTAAAGCAACACCAAAATCAACAAGCAGTACCTCAGTTGATAAATCAATTCTTAACACATTAGGTGGTTTATCAGAATCATTAGGTGCTCTTGGTGGGATTGTAGAAAAATTAGGTAGTGGTGGTTCTGCTCCCGTTACTCCAGCAACTGGACCGTCAGAGGCAGAACGATTTGCAGCGCAACAAGCATTACTACTTAAACAACAGCAAGAAGCACAAGCAGCAGCAGCTAAAGAATCTCGTCAATCTGCATATGATTTACTATATCAGCAATTTTCTCAATATGGATTAGGTTCTTTAGTAGAACCTCTTAAAGCATTAGTTCAAGAAAATGTATCTCCATCAGAATTTGCACTTCGTTTACAACAAACAGATGCTTATAAAAAACGATTTGCTGCAAACCAAGATCGTATTGCAAAAGGTCTTAGAGCGTTAACCCCTGCCGAATACATAGGTCTTGAGGATCAATATCAGAATGTTATGCGTAATTATGGATTACCTGCTAGTTATTATGCTAAAGATTCTTTAGGAACTCAATCTGGATTTAATCAACTTCTTGCTAATGATGTATCTGCATCAGAATTAGAAGATCGAGTAATGACTGCACAAAGCAGAGTTGTTAATGCTAACCCAGAGGTTAAAAAAGCACTTAGATCTTTTTATCCTGATATTACAGATGGCGATATTTTGGCTTATACCCTTGATCCAACTAAAGCACTAACTGATATTAAGCGCAAAGTAACTGCTGCTGAAATTGGTGGAGCAGCACTTGGTGCAGGACTTGCTACAAGTCAATTAGCCGCTGAAAACTTAGCAAATTACGGTATAACTAAAGGCCAAGCACAACAAGGTTATGGTGCTATTGCAGAGTTCCTACCTACCGGTCAAAAACTTTCACAGATTTATCAAGAGTCTCCTTATACTCAAACACAAGCAGAGCAAGAAATATTTAATCTTGCAAACTCTGCAGAAGCCGCTAAGAAGCGCAAGCGCCTATCTCAATTAGAGACAGCCACATTTAGTGGTTCATCTGGTGCTGGTGGTGGAGCATTAAGTAGAGATCGTGCTGGAAGTTACCAGCAATATGGAGCGCCAGGAGCTGGCTCTTACTAAACAACTAGGCCTGCTAACGGGACGACTGGTCCGTTAGAGTGATAACAAACACCAGAAGTGGAAGCCATATAAAAGCCCCCGATTTTATATGAGGTCCGCGAAACTACAAACAGAATGGGAGATGGACTAATGTCCAATTTCGACTACGAGGATGAAGATGACGATTTCACACAGGAATCTAATCAGAATAATGATCTCGTTAAACAGTTGCGTAAAGCAAACAAGCAAAAGGAAAAAGAGTTAGCTGAATTAAAATCTCAGTTTGACGGACTTTCCAAAGCACAAAGAGAACGAGCTATTAAAGATGTCCTCGAAGCTCGTGGAGTGAATAAGAAGATCGCTTCTTTCATTCCTTCGGACATAGACCCAACTGAGGAGTCTTTGTCTAAGTGGTTAAACGAATACGGAGACGTATTTGGTGTAACTGCTGAACCAACCCAAGAGGTCGTAGACCCGGCTCAAGCGGCTGCGTATAAGAAAATGAATAGCGCTATTGATTCTGGATTAACTCCTGATTCATCAGATGATATTCTTAAAAAGATTCTTAACACTAACAGCAAGGAAGAGTTGGACGAAGTTCTACGCCAATCTGGGTTATAACTTCTATCCGAAAGGCTAAACCCTAAATGGCAATTCCAGGCGGTTCGTTAACCGGTACCTCGGCAATTAGCAATTTGGTCCAGACCGCGTATGATCAATACGTACGTATGGCCCTACGTTCCATCCCAGTGATGAGAGCGCTTGCTGATGTTAAGCCAGTACAACAGGCAATGCCAGGATCATCAGTTGTATTCTCAATCTATTCTGATTTAGCACAAGCTACTTCAACTTTGACAGAATCAACAGATGTTTCTTCTATTGCCCTAGGTAACCCAAATCAGGTTACTGTAACACTTCAAGAGTACGGCTCAGCCGTAACAACAACTAAGAAGTTAAACCTAACTTCTTTCAACGATGTAGATGCAGCACTTGCTGATATCATCGCTTATAACGCTGCAGACTCTATCGATGCTGTTGTAGCATCTGTTTTAACAGCAGGCTCAAACGCAATCTATGCAGGAACAGCAACCAACACAGCAGGTATCAAGGCTGATCAGTTACTAACAGTTTCTGACATCCGTCAGGCTGTAACTGAACTTCGTACAAACAAGGCTCTGCCTCGTATTGGCGAACTATATGCAGGATACCTACACCCACGTCAGACTGCTGACCTTCGTGCTGAGACAGGAACTGGTGGATTCCAGGACCTAACTAAGTACGTTGATCGCACTCCGTTCGTCGCTGGTGCTGTTGGCGTAATTGAAGGTGCGTTCATTGTTGAAACACCTCGCGTTCCTTACGCAACAAATGGAACAACTAACGTCTACAAGGCAGTAATTGCCGGACGTGAAGCGCTTGCAGAGGCGCAAGGTCAAGATATCTCAACCGTTATCGGACCACAAATCGACGCTCTACGTCGTTTCCACACAATCGGTTGGTACTACTTTGGCGGATGGTCACTACTTCGTCAAGCAGCTATCTATCGTGTTGAATCTGCTGCAACAAACGGCTAATAAATCCGTTTCGGTAAGGGGCGGGTCAAACCGCCTCTTATCACTTAGAAAGGAAGTTATGGCACAAGTATTAGTTGGTTACTCAATCAACACACCTTGGCAATATCAGACTTGGGGAGCAGGCGAACCTTGGCCTGATAAATACTCTCGTCTTGCTGGTAGACCAATTACAGGTGGAACATCTACAGGAACTATCAATCCGTTTCTAACAGATATTGCTCGTGGCGTAACTTTAATTGTAAAAAATGGAGAGGTTGAAGAAACCTTATATCCATATCAAAACACTTTAGCAGATGCTGATTACTATTTCCTCGGTGGTCACGTCTATAGCATTAGTATTGCTCAGGGTAATTTTATGGCATCCAAAGGATATAGCGATTACCTAACACCGATTTATGAGGAGCAATGAGTAACTGTACATCAAGCTGTAAGACCCAAGATCACCAGTCATATGGCGAGTGCATTAAGCAGAACTCACCAATGTTTGCAGGATGTTTTCCAACTAGACAAGGTTGGGATAAAGACAAAGAGAATAAAGATAACAGAGAATTAAACTCCTACTGGTCTGCATTAAAGCAGGGAGTAGAGCCAGTATCTACAAAACAAAAAGATATAGATGCTGCAATGAAGATATCAAATGATGTAGGCAAAGCCTTTGATGGCAACACAATGGGATTTAGAGACTAAGCGTCACTAAATAGAAAATAGGAGCAACTATGAAGAAAATGAAATCATCTGGTGGCGCTATGTCCACTAACGATACAGGCTTCCGCAAGGGAAGCAAGAAGGGTGTTCCAGCATCAACTATGTCTGGTACTACACCTAAGACCAAAGGCAACAAAGCAACCTTCTCAGGTGGCAAGAAAAAGGTAGGTAAATAATATGTGTGCAGTATGCGGATGCGGATATGCAACTTATGATGATATTGAGACCGGTGCTCCTGGAGCAAAAGTCGGCGGAGAGAACGAAGCTACAGAGAAATCTGAATACTAATGGCTCGTCAACTTTACACCGAAGCCGGTGATAAAAAGGTTGATGCCAAGTTACTTGCTCGTTTAACCCCTGCTCAACGCAGAGCGTTTGAGAAGAAGGACAAAGAACACCGCAAGGTTAAGTATCAAGATCAAGATACAAAGATAGATAAACAAATTATCAAAAAGATTAAGGCGAAACCTAATGGCAAAAAAGGCAAAAGCAAAAACAAAAGAGGCTAAAGTAATGGGTGAGTTCAAAAGAGGAACTCTACATTCTGGTAGCAAAAAGGGACCAGTAGTTAAATCCCGTAAGCAAGCAATTGCTATTGCTTTGTCTGAGGCTAAGAAGGCCAAGAAGAAGTAATGTCATCTGGTCAATACAAGCGCCACGATGGATTTAATTCAATTCAAATTAAAAACGGGTTAATAGTCCGTCTTAATAAGAATGGCACTATTCGAGCAATATTAGGAAAGTACGGAGAATATGGCAAGCAGTCCGGCGTGGCAACGCAAAGAAGGTAAGAACCCTAAAGGCGGACTTAACGCTAAGGGCAGAGCATCTGCCAAAGCACAGGGTATGAATCTTAAACCTCCCGTTAAAAAGGCAGAGGCTAAGAGATCACCTAAGTCAGCCGGTAGACGTAAGTCTTTCTGTGGTCGTATGTGTGGAATGAAATCTAAATTAACCTCTGCTAAGACAGCAAGAGATCCAAACTCTAGGATAAACAAGTCCTTGCGGGCTTGGGATTGTAAGTGCAGATGAAAAAGAAAGCATTTTGGGATACAAAGAATCCTAAGAAAACATCTAAAAAATTAACACCAAAACAAAAGAGTTCAGCAAAAGCAAGAGCAAAGGCAGCAGGTAGACCTTATCCAAATCTAGTGGATAACGCCGCAGTATCTAAAAAGAAAAAGAAGTGAGGTAGAAGGTGTCATACGGAAAATTTGGTTCAACCCTCGTAGATGAATTAAATCGTCTAGCCAATGGTGGCACCTATCCTCCAAGAGCGGATTACAAGGATACTGCTGCAGCAGCTAAGGCTTGGGCTATTCGTAAAGGTGTAGTTCTAGGTAAAGTAACAGATACAGTTGGAGTTATTAACTATATCAACAATATTAAAAACCGTAATGATATGTTAGATATTGCTGGTATCTGTAACAAGATTGCTGGTACTACTGGATTAGAGCCTGCAGCAGCACTGCGTGAGGTGGCTAATTGACGGCAACCTATAACCTCATTTGCCCACAAGCAACTACATTTACTTTTCAATTTACAATTAACGATACTAATCCTAGTACCGGTGCCTCTACGCCTTGGAACTTAACAGGCTATACCGCAACTATGACAGTTCGTCCCTTTGCTGGTTCAACTACCACAACTTTATTAGCTACTACCGCTAATGGTCTTATAGTTTTAAATAATGCTTTAGGCAGAGCAACAGTTACCTTTAGTAATACAGCAACTGATATAGCCGCCAACTCTTATGTTTATGATTTTGTTTTATACCAAGGTAGCGTAGTAACTAGAATTATGGAGGGTCAGTTTATTGTGACTCCAGGGGTGACAGTATGAGTGATACAACTACACTGATCATAATTGAATCTGCTCAACCGCAGACATCAGTAATTTTTTCAGCAGACCAAGGACCACAAGGAACGCCAGGCGTTACAGGTCCTACTGGTCCGACTGGATCAACAGGACCTACAGGTCCTACAGGAAACCGAGGAGCAACAGGTGCAACAGGAAGCACAGGAGCTACGGGTTCAATTGGCAATACAGGTCCTACAGGAAGTACAGGACCTACCGGAAGCACAGGTGGAACAGGCGCTACAGGACCCACTGGTCCTACAGGCACAACAGGTTCTACAGGATCTACCGGAGCCACAGGACCTACAGGCTCTACAGGCCTAACAGGATCAACTGGTCCTACCGGCGCTACAGGCGCAACCGGTAATACAGGCCTTACAGGGGCTACAGGGCCTACAGGAGCCACTGGTAGCACGGGATTGACAGGAAGTACAGGCCCAACAGGTGCCACTGGTTCTACAGGCGTGGCTGGACCTACTGGTCCAACAGGTGCTACAGGTTCAATAGGTTTAACAGGATCTACAGGCGCCACAGGCGCTACTGGTGCAACAGGTGCAGCATCTACAGTTGCTGGTCCTACAGGCCCTACAGGAGCGACAGGAGCAACAGGTGCGACAGGTAGTACAGGTGCTACTGGACCTACTGGTAATACTGGTCTTACTGGTACCACTGGTCCGACTGGAGCGACTGGTAGTACAGGTTCTACAGGACCGACAGGACCAACAGGTGATGCGGGTATTGTTGTTTCAGCCACAGCACCATCTAATACATTAATTCTTTGGCAAGACACAGTAGCAACTGCTGCAACTCCAGCAACTATTGCAGTTACAGCTCCTATTGTTAATACAGGAACAGCAACGGCTGCTAATATTGGAATTTCAACTGGATCAACCTCAGCAGTAGGTGCGCTTCAGCTAACCGATTCAGTATCTAGCACAAGCACAACAACTGCTGCTACTCCTAACTCAGTTAAGAGTGCTTATGATTTGACAACAACAAAACAATTCCAAACGCTTAAAACAAGTGGACTTTATTACACTTCAGGACAACCAGGCAGATTAAACGATACAACTGTTGTTCATCAGACAACTTATTATTTGCCAATTATTATCCAAAACGCAATTACAGCAGACCGAATTTCTTTAAGAGGTGGAACTGGTTTATCTGCTGGAGTTGTTCGTTTAGGAATATATAATGATTCTAACGGAGTTCCTTCAACTGTTTTACTAGACGCAGGAACAGTTACTGGTGCTTCTGCTGGTTCAATTTCCTCTATCACAATAAGTCAATCTTTGTCGGTTGGAATATATTGGCTTGCATTTTGCCAACAAGGAACTGCCCCAACATTATCCGTTTATTCAGGTTCAGGTGCTTCATCAACATCAACTTCTAATGCCGTTATCAATGGTTGGAGTGCGCCAAATACTGCTGGAGTTATGGCTTATGCGCAAACTTCTGTGACAGGTGCGTTTGCTACCGCAAGTAGTATTACTGCATCTACAATTTCACCTTCAATTTGGATTAGGACTGCATAATGACAAAATCAATAACTTTTGGTTTAGGCGGCTACGACCCATTAAAACCAAACAACAACATTGTCGAGGAAATCGACATTCCAGATGAGGAAACAAAATAATGGCTCAGCTCAAATACTGGGATGGGTCAGCGTGGGTTAGTGCTATTGTTGGAGCACAGGGACCAACTGGTCCTACCGGACCAACTGGTTCTACAGGATCTATTGGACCTACCGGTCCTACTGGTGCAACTTCAACAGTTGCAGGACCAACAGGTGCTACTGGTGCTACTGGTTCAACAGGTGCAAGTGCAACGGCGTTGCCCGATATCTTAATGTTAGGTGGAATGTAGAATAGCGTAATGAAAGTTGCTATCTACACTATCGCTTTAAACGAAGCAAAGCACGTCAAAAGATGGTATGAGTCAACTAAAGAAGCTGATTATCATATTATAGCAGATACCGGTTCAACTGATGATACCGTTAAAATTGCTAAAGAACTTGGGATAACAGTTTATACAATCTCAGTTAAACCATTTAGATTTGATGATGCTAGGAACGCATCCCTTGCTTTAGTACCAGCCGATGCTGATTACTGTATCGCAATGGATATGGATGAGATTATGCTTCCAGGCTGGCGAGCAGGATTAGAGCAAGCCTATAAAGATGGTACACATAAACCTCGTTATAGATTTGTAACAGATTTTAATCCTGATAAAACACCTAAAGCATCATTCTTAGGATTTAGAATCCATACTAGAAATAATGTTAGATGGTCTTATCGCATCCACGAAGTACCGCAAGGTTATGATCGTGAAGGTGAAGAGACATCTAAAGAGTATGACATAGAGTCTTGGCACTTACCAGATGGTGGGAAATCTAGAAGTAATTACCTGCCTATGCTTGAACTGGCAGCTAAAGAAAACCCTGATAGTAGAAACTTATATTATCTAGGAAGAGAATACTTTTACCAACAGAAATTTCCACAGGCAACAGAGACTCTAAAAAAGTATTTAGATGTCAGTGTATTTCCAGCAGAGAAGTCTTATGCGTTACGGATTCTATCTAAGACAGATCCCGATAATGCAGAAGAGTATTTGATTCAGGCTACTGAGGTTTATCAGAGTAGAGAATCTATATTAGCTTTGGCTAACTATTACTACCACCAAAAGAAGTGGAAGGAATGTAACAGAGTAGCCAAGATAAGCCTAGAACAAACTGTTAGAACAAATGAGTTCTTATCAGAGGATTGGGCTTGGACTCATATGGCAGATGATCTGATTGCAGTATCGGCTTGGAACTTAGAACAGTGGCAAGAAGCATATGAGCACGGTAAGAAGGCGTTAGAGATAACACCAACAGATGAAAGATTACAAACAAATTTAAAGTTCTACAGAGATAAGGTGGGTAATGACAACACTTAGTCAGATGATATCTGAGGTTAGAGCAAATCTTGCAGGCTATACGCTTCGTCAAGATCGCATAACTAACCTAGCCAACACTGGTGGCATTACTGCTACTGACCTATCTATCCAGATTGGATCAGCAGAGAACCTTGCTAAAGGTATTATTGAGATTGGTGATGAACTTATCTGGGTTACATCCTTTGATAGAACTAACTTAACTCTTAATGTAATACCAGGATTTGGTAGAGGATACCAAGGAACTACACCATCTCCTCACGCTGAGAACGCTCAGATTACTATGACTCCTACCTTTCCTAGAACAACTATTCAACAAGCTATTAACGATACGATCAGTTCTTACTATCCAAAACTATTCGGTATCTATTCAACTACTTTTACTTTTAATGCAGCGCAAGTTGCATACACTTTACCAAATGATGCAAGAGATGTGCTGTATATATCTTGGCAGACTGTTGGTCCATCTAAAGAATGGTTACCAGTTAACAAGTGGCGTATCGATAAGATGGCTAACGTAGCAGCATTTAATACAACAAAGACGGTGAATATTTATGACAAGATTATGCCTGGTCGTACGGTCCAAGTCTACTATTCCGCTTTACCAAATAACCTCACTAATAGCACTGATAATTATACGACAGTTACAGGATTACCAGAATCCACAAGAGATGTTACTACTCTCGGTGCTGCATACAGATTACTGTCTTATCTTGATACCGGTAGAATTAACCTTACCAGCGCCGAGGCAGATCTAGCAGATACTAAGTTACCTTCAACATCTGGTGCTTCAGCTTCTAAATATGTTTTCGCTTTGTACCAACAACGTCTCCAAGAAGAGTCTGTTAAGTTGCAATCTCTGTTCCCTATCAGAACTCACTACTCCAAGTAAGGAAGAATAAATGGCAAGAGTATATTCCTCAACCAGCGTAGCAACTACTCTGGCTTCATCGCTATCTAATATAGCAACAAGTATGACAGTTACCGCTGGTGGTGGTGGACCTTTGATTCAAGGATCAGGTTTTACTAATGGTGACATCTTTACTATTGCTATTGACCCAGATACTCAGACTGAAGAGATTTGTTTTGTTACCGCTAACTCTGGTGATATCTTTACAATTACTAGAGGACAAGCTGGTAGCAGTGCCGTAGCACACGCAAGCGGTGCAACGGTAAGACACGTACTTACTAGCTCTGACTTAGTATTCTTTAGAGATGGTGTAACTACCGCTAATGCTGCAATACCTGCATCTACCTTAACTACAAAGGGTGATCTATTAACTAGAACAACAGCAACCCTGCAAAGATTACCCGTTGGGTCTAATGGACAGGTCCTTGTTGCAGATAGCACAGCCACCCTTGGACTTAATTGGGCTGCATCACCTACTGGATTACCTTCACAAACTGGTAATGGTGGTAAGTATCTAAAGACAGATGGCTCTGCCGCTTCTTGGAATAATGTTGATATCACAATTAGTACAGCAACTGGTACTACCTATACACCTGCAGTAACTGATGTTAATAAATTAGTTCAGTTAAATAATGCTAGTGCAATAACAGTTACTGTTCCTGCCGCAGTATTTAGCGCAGGTCAACAGGTTAACATTCAGCAAACTGGCGCTGGTCAAGTAACGGTTCAAGGAGATGGAACAACTGTTCTTACCTCTACTGGAGCAAGTAGTACAACTCCTAAGACTCGTGCTCAATTTAGTGCAGCAACAATTGTTTGCACCAGTAGTAATAACTTCACAGTGATCGGAGATATAGCCTAATGGCAACCGTATATAAAGTCTTAGGGCAATCAGCCCCATCAGCGGCAACGGCAACTACTTTGTATACCGTTCCCTCAGCAACATCAACTATTGTGTCAACAATAAATGTGGCTAATACCTCAGCTACTTCTGACACAATTCGTATTGCTGTAAGGCCAGCAGGTGCTGCTTTGGCTAATCAACACTACGTAGCATATGGAGTTACCTTAGTAGGAGGAGCTGTATTTAGTATGCAGGCTGGTATAACCCTAGCAACTACAGATGTTTTAACAGTTTATTCAACAAATGGTACAAGTTCATTTAGCGCATTTGGATCGGAGATTGCATAATGTCAGTAAGTATTAGCCCAAATCCAAATACTTTAGGACCTACAGGACCAACGGGTCCAACAGGTAGTACTGGCTCAACAGGACCTACAGGTCCTACCGGTAATAACCTTGTAGGCTTTAATTCACAGACTGGTACCACATATACGCTAGTTATTGGCGATAAGGACAAACTAGTCCAAGCAAGCAATGCTTCTGCTATTACAGTAACAGTACCTCCATCAGTATTCTCAGCCAATGATCAAGTAAGTATTGCTCAAACTGGTGCGGGTCAGGTAACCTTTGCAGCAGGTGCTGGTGTTACTATTACTTCAACTGGTGCTTCTGCCGCTGCTCCTAAACTAAGGGCGCAGTACTCAGCAGCTTCAGTTATTTGTACAGCCTCAAACACGTTCTTAATAATTGGAGATCTATCTTGAGTCCAATCTTAGGTATCTACGCTTCATCTAATTATCAAAGAATTACTGGTAGTTATGAATCTATTGCGACCGTAACTGTTGGTTCAGGTGGAAGTTCTACTGTTACTTTTAGTTCAATACCTTCTACATATACACATTTACAGGTTAGATGTTTGGCTAAAGATACAACTAGTGGTTCAACTTTTCAAAATTTTAAGATGACTATAAATAGTAATACTATGACTAGACGGCATTATTTATATGCCGATGGTGCGAGTGTTGCTGCTGGAACTAGCACAACTAATTTAGCAATAGGAAATATACCTGCCGCAGGTTTTACAAATATTTTTGGTACAGTAATAATAGATATTTTAGATTATACAAATACAAATAAAAATAAAACAATAAGAAGTTTAACTGGTACAGATGCTAATGGGTCGGGTGAAATAGCATTTTATTCAGCATTATACGCAGTTAATACAAATGCTATTACTGATTTAAGTTTTAGTACAGATACTAGTTTTGCACAATATACTTCAATATCCCTATACGGAATTAAATAAGGGAGCATAATGGCATCAACATACGAAAAGATAGCGACAACTACTTTAGGTAGTGCAACTGCTTCGGTTACCTTTAGTTCTATTAGTGGTTCATATACTGATTTAGTATTAGTTGTAAATGGTAAAACTACAGGTTCGGGTGGTAATAATTATTTATTATTAAGAGTTAATAGTGATAGCAGTACAAATTATTCTCGTACTGGTATGTATGGAGATGGTTCTACTGCTGGAAGTTTTAGAAATACAAATAGCGCTAATGGTTATTTAACAATAGGTCAAGCAGTAGATAGTTTTGGAAACGCTATTGTTAATTTTCAAAATTATTCTAACACCACAACCTATAAAACTTTTTTATCAAGAGAAAATTACCCAAGCGGTGCTGTTTATGCTTCTGTTATGTTATGGAGAAGTACCTCTGCAATTACATCAATAAGTTTATTGGGTGATGGTTTTAATATTGCTTCAGGTTCAACCTTCACCATCTACGGAATATTAAAAGCATAATGACTACTAACCTTAGAAAGGTAAAATAATATGGCAGCGACTTATACGCTCATATCAAGTGTTACGGTTGGTAGTGGTGGTGCGGCTTCAATGTCTTTTATTTCTATACCCTCAACTTATACTGATTTATGTTTAGTTTTGTCTGCAAGAGGTGACAATGCTGCTTTATATAATGTTCCAGATATTAGGCCAAATAATCAACAACCAACTAATACAGGCGCAACTAATATGAGGTATTTACAAGGCGATGGTGCATCAGCGTCATCAGGTCAGGATGGTTTAATAAAAACAATAATACCCGCAGCCAATAATACTGCAAGTACATTTAGTAATAATCAAATCTACATACCAAATTATACTTCTAGTAATTACAAATCGTTATCTATTGAATCTGTTGATGAAAATAATGCAACAACTGGATATTTAACTATGACGGCTGCATTATGGGATAGAACAACTGCAATTTCGTCTTTATACATTTATCCTTCAGCAAGTGCAAATTTTGTTCAATACTCAACCGCTTATCTATATGGAATATCGTCCAGTTAAGTGATACAATAATTTGTATGAAAACCTGCTCTATTGATAAGTGTAATAATATCCATCGCGCAAAAGGTTACTGTGCTAACCATTATAAAAAATATAGAAAATGGGGTAACCCATTAACAGAAGGTCGTATGGGTAGAGAAATACAATATGAAACCTGTACGATTATTACTCAAGATAAACGCAAATGTTTAAAACCTCATACCGCTAAAGGTATGTGTCAGATGCACTATCGTAGAGTTAAATTTTATGGAGATCCTTTTGCAAGAGAAAAAGGCCATAAAGGTAAACGTAAATATTATAAAGTGGTTCCAGCCTATGGTCATCCTAATTCAGATTCTAAAGGATGGATATTTGAACATCGCCTAATTATGTCTGAACATCTTGGTAGACCATTAACAGAAGATGAGAATGTTCATCACAAAAACGGTGATAGGTTTGATAATAGAATTGAGAACCTAGAACTTTGGTCTATTAAACAACCCAAAGGTCAACGCATAGAAGATAAAATTAAATATGCTTTAGAAATACTAGAACAATACGCACCACATTTAACGCTTAACTAACGAAAGGAAAAACAATGCCAACTAAACTAATCGTAGATTGCTCTACTGGAGTTACTACTGAGGTTGAACTAACCGCAGAGGAGATCGCAGAGCGTGAGGCTATGGCTGCAGAGTATGCAGTACAGAAGGCTGCCGAAGAGGCAGAGGCTGCAGCTAAGGCTGCCGCTAAAGAATCTGCTAACGCAAAGCTTGCTTCCCTTGGTTTAACTGCAGAAGAGATCGCAGCACTAACTAAGTAATAAGTTTTAAATTCCTCCTAAGCACCGAGGCTAAAAGGCTTACTTTTTTGTGTCCAAATTTAAGGAGAATAATGGTTCCACCATTTGGCGATGACATCACGGAAAAAATTCCCTATACCCTCTCGAACCCTCCAGTTAATTCATCATATAGCGGATCAACCGTTGCCTACGATATTGCTATTGGCGGACAACCATTTTTCTTAGAGACTAGTGATGACTCACCATACCGTCGCGTAACTGCTCAGTATCGCAAGCAACAATTAGATACAACTAGAGAACCTGGTGAGCAGACTCTTACCGGTTGGTGGATCCGTTCTCAATCAACATTTCATTTAGGTCAAGGTATTACCTTCTTTGAACCAGCACAGGATGAATCACTTCGTTTCCAATACAAGTACTCTAAAGGTTGTAATATCTGGACTAAAGGTCAAGTAACTTTACTTAGAGATAACACATCTACTAATACAACTACTGGAACTATTGCTACTAACCTACGCCCAGTTCAATATGCTAGGTCTATTCGTTGGTCTAGCATCAACGGTATCTTACTTCACGATGATTACACTATCCGCAAGATATCAGTAGGCGGAACTGCTACAGCTTTTCAAACTAATGTATCGGGAACTGATGCTCCTA